CCAGTTACGCCAGCGACGATGAGCGTGAATGGATTAGCCATTTATTGCATCCGGCCGCGCGGAGCCGTTCGCTTGATTGAATCGCTTACCACGGTATCTACCTTCTCGGTCCCAATAGAGACGTTGGTCACGATGGTTGTATTTCCAGGTGCTCCGTATGACGTACCAACGAAGCCACCAGTTTGAGCGCCACCAGTGACTAGGGCTGTAAACTTCGGCTCTGGCAGCATGCCAAGTCGCTGCAATCCCCAAATAATGCCATCAATGATGATTTTGATTGCTTGCAGAAGAATCTTAAGTGGAAAAAAGGCAATCTCAAAAATGGTTGCAACACCCTTTGCTCCGCCCATTACAGCAAAGAGTTCACCAATAGACTTCGTTAGTGGTTCTACTGCATCCGTCATCATACTTTCAATAACAGGGAATGTTGCATCAAGGATCGCCTGAAATGCTGGCATACCTTTTGTTGAGAGCCAATCAAGGAACTGGTTGACTCTTGGTAGCAGCTTGTATCCAAGCGATTCCATTGACTCATTGAATTGCACTTGTGCTTGTGCAAACTTACCGCTTGTCGAGTTTGCGATCTCTGCAGCAATGCCGCCATATTTCTTCGTCGCTGCGGCGATAATATCTTGAATCGTTGCGCCCTTCTTGACCTCAATACCAAGCGCCTTTAGACCACGTGTCTGACCCTGTGCACCCTTGCCGATGGTCATCATGACCTCTGCGAGGTCTGTGCCGGTAACTGCGGCGATATCAGCGGCGACAGAGTTAGCCTTGAGCAGCGTCGCCTGATCCTTAAAGAATCGTGATCCAGTTTCTAGACCTGCTCGTACCTGGTCATCCGCGATGCCGAGCGAACCCATGTAGAGGATCTGCTCTTTGATCTTTGCATTGAGATCATTGGTATAGAGACCACGCTGCTTTAGTGCAGCATTGAGCAGAATTGTCTGGCGTTGATCATCCGCAGCCTTCTTGACAGCATCAAACGCAACAGCGGCCAGTGCCGCCGCAGCTGCGGCAGAGGCGGCAGCGACGCCCTTAAAGGCGCTGATACCGGTCTTCTTAAGCTTGCCCATCGACATGCCGATCTTACCGAGTGGGCCACTGGCTTGATCCTTAGCCTTGACGACGAAGTTTGCGGTCTGGTTGCCAGCCATCAGCGTTGGTTACCTCTCTTGAACTTGAGGATGGTGTCGCGGAATGGCTTGTCATTGAAGAATGCAGCCACCGTCTTACTGTATGACTCTACCGCGCGATCCATGTTGCTAGACTGCTTTACCACTTGATCAACGAATGGCCGAGCGTGAACACCCTTGACGACGAATGTTCCGTTCTCTGTCTTGCGTCGCTGACCAGTGCCACTGACGATTACCCATCCGTAGAAGACGCCATTCCGACCACCCTTGATTCCAACGACAGCGGCAGGATTGCCAAAGCGTGCCTTGCGTGCAAGCACCTTCTTACGTAACTTGCCGGTCTGACCCTTCGGAGCCTTATCCCTCATTGGCTTCTGAAGCGTTCGAGCTGCGTTCAATGCAGCGAATGAGAGCAGGCGCTTGAGCGCCGTTGGATTTGATCCCTTCAGGAAGCCAAGTCGCAACTGGTCAAAGTTCCTATCGGCTGTCGCCTCAAAGATCACACCGGCTGGCATTACTTCCCTTTCGGCTGAATCTCCGCATGGATCATCCAGTGGAGCAGCACTTGATCTAACGGCTGGCTCGCTACCTGCTCTGGCCACATCCCAAACTTCGCGCCTAAGAGGTGGAAGATGATTTCTGGCGGAGGCGCTATGGATTGTCCAAGCGCCATCCGCCTAGCAGCGAGCCTTACTTGGGGTCTGGCTGGTTCGCCTTGCCCCACGCTTCAAGCGTCTGCGTCAGTGCATCTACCGGAGCATCCAGCACGTCATCAACAGGCTTACCATCAAGCCCCTTGAAGTTGTGCGAGACCACGAGCTTAGAGAACGCATTGAGTGAGCGGCTTGAATCTCCTGACTCAAGGTCAAGCAAGATTCGCGCCGTCACTGCCTTGCGCAGATGGGCCACCCATCCAACGAACTCACCCTCCAGGGCGATGGTTACCGTGTCCATATTGACCCTCCTATTAGCGCGTTAAGCGCTCTTCTTTATGGCATCACCGCGAGTGGCGAGTCAATGATCACCGAGATTGACTTGCCAGCGCCAGCGGCTACCGTGCTGTCCATTGCCAAACGGCAAGTGACTTCGTTTACTACGACGCCATCCTGATCCGCCGAGAGCGGCACGACGTTCTCAACAACCCACGATCCAAGAATCCAGATGCCGTATGCAGGCGTGCCTGACAGCGATCCGAATAGACGTAGGAACTTCTGCGTGCCGATGCTGTTGATGCCGAAGCTGGTCGTGGCTGCGGAGTTGCTCGCTGCCGTGAAGGTCAGCGTCGCATCAAGCACGCCAGTCAGCGCAGCGGTGGCTGCCGTCAGGCTGCCATCAAGCGCCGTGATCATGCCAGCACCGGTCTGAATTGACAGGTTGAAGTTGTAGATCGACGAGAAGTCGGTCGCGCCAGTGCCTGTCTTGTCAGGGAAGTCCGTATCAATGCTCAACTTCATGAGCCGACCTGGCATCAATGGGTTGGTATTCAGCGTGTTTGGGAACGTCGCTGACGTGCTTGATACAACTGTTGCGGCGAGCGTTGCACCAGCCTGAAGCAGGCCGTTGGCATCAGCCGAGATCGTGATCTCAGTTGGCACTGCATCGCGGATCGTGTACTGCTGCACACCATCCGTTGCAAGGAAGGTCAGGAAGTCAAGCGTATCAACGTCATTCTGATTTGGCGTCCAAGTCCAAGTCGAAGGAGCACTGCCGGAGACGGTGCCACCGATTGACTGAAACAGGATTGGCAGGGTGCGGAGTGAGGCAGGCGACTCGGCAATAGACAGCATTGGAGCCTTAGCAGTAATCGTTGGCTGGCTGGACTGGATTGCAGTGCGCTTACCAACAGAGATGGTATCGCCGAGATCGATCGTCACGCCCAAATCTAGACTGCCGACTGTCTCGTTGTAGAGCACTTCGCCAAGTGCAGTACCAAACGTAGCTGCGGTTCCAAAGTTTGCCTGTGACGCAACAGCGATTCGCGTCAGAGCCTTTGCGCCGTAGGTTGCCATCGTTTACTCCTTGCTCTACGCGGTGAATGCCACGGTGTCATAGACCGTGACTTCCGCAGTTGCTTCAACCGTCAGATAGTCCTGATCGGCGTATGTATCTGTGCCGAGTGTAGTAGCAGTGACTGCTACCTGAACGGCGTTTCCACTAATGGTGACCGCGCCATCGAATGCAGTGCGGAGCCATGAGCGCCAAGTGTAAAGGTCACGGTACTTCTCATCCATGCGTGGGATCGGAAGCATATAGAGACGAATGGCTACGTTCAGCACCGTAGTGCGATTACCATTCCCAATGGTGACTGAATCGTCGCCAGGGAAGAGCACGGCCGCAGGCGTGACAGGCAAGCCCTCTGGTGGAGTGGCGTAGACCTTACGCAGGGTGTAGCCGGATGGCGGATTGACCGAAGCTAGTCGATCAGCAATGGCATCAAGGATTGTTAGGTCAGTCACTCTGTTACCTCCTCAGGCATACGCTCATTCTTGCCGATGATCTCGCCAGTCTCGGCGTCTCGGACGATCTCGGTGAGCATACCAGTCTGTTCGTCTAGGTAGGCTGGCTCAGTGATCACTGCCATTAGGAAACCTCCGCGAAGTCTGAACGCGTAGCGTGGGCTGTTCCAGTGATTGGCGTTGCAAGGGTGGTTTGGCTGGCAACCGTGTACACCTGAACGCCAGTCGCCGCGTTCGCTGCGGTATCAGCACGAGCCGTCGCGGCGAGTGTGGTAGCCATTGTCGTTCCTACTTGCAAAATTCCGATGTAGTACTCAGTAGATGCTCCAATGGTAATTGAACTTGTAAGGGCACGAGTGTACTTCGTATTTGCCGTGTTGAAGATAGTGGTGTCGCTTGTAGTAATCCTTTGCCGTGTAAACGTTGTGCCTGATCGTGTGTAGATGGCAAAGGCACAATAGGTCAATCCGGATGAGGCCGTCGCTCCTGATGTCACCGAGATGTTTGTAGCAGAAAACTGATTGATCGCATAGAAGCGTGTCAGAATCACTTGTTGATTTGTATTTGTATTAGTGGTTGTCAATACTTCTCGTGAGTGCGTTCCATAGGCGTTTGTTGCTCCATACAAGACTCGCGTCAAACCAGCAGTCGGAGCAGCAGCGCCTGCAGTGATTGAAGCTAGCGTCGCATTATTGTTTGCAGTCTGTACAGCAGTTGAAGTAGCAGCGACCGTGCTATCAGTCGTGCCAACGGAGTCGCTGAGTTGCACCACGCCAGCTGCTGAAGTCGATGCTGCGGAGACGCTAATGGCTGGAGTCGTGCCACCAGACGAGACGATCGGCGCAGTGCCGGTGACGCTCGTGACTGTGCCTGTGGCTGGCGTAGTCCACTGCGTGTTGTAGTCAGTGGCGTCAATCTTGGCGAGTACCTGTCCAGTCGTGCCGCCAGTTGGCACGCCAGCACCTGTGGCACCAGTCGCGCCTGTAGCACCTGTCGCTCCTGTCGCGCCTGTTGAACCAGTGTCGCCCTTGGCTCCCTGAGGGATTGTGAAGTTGAAGACGGCGGCGCTTGACGTGCCGACATTTGTGACGCTCGCAGATGTGCCAGCCGCTCCAGTAGTAGTGCTGCCAGCAGCGATAGTCGCAGCTGCGCCAGCGTTTCCAGTGTCGCCCTTATCACCCTTGGCACCAGTCGCGCCAGTTGCTCCTGTAGCGCCAGTCGATCCTGTAGCACCAGTCGCGCCCTGAATCCCTTGAGGGATAGTGAAGTTGAATACGGCCGCACTTGAGGTACCGCTGTTGGTGACCGTTGCGGACGTTCCTGCTGCACCTGTCGTCGTCGTACCAGCAGCGACCGTAGCGGCTGATCCTGTTGCGCCAGTGTCACCCTTGTCGCCCTTGGCCCCTGTCGCACCGGTCGCACCTGTTGCGCCGGTCGCGCCAGTTGAACCTGTTGCGCCCTGGATACCCTGCGGAATGGTGAAGTTTAGGACAGCAGCCGTTGAAGATCCTGAGTTGCTAACGGATGCTGAGGTGCCTGCAGCACCTGTGGTGGTCGATCCTACGGCAACGCTAACGACGGTTGCGCCAGTTGCGCCCTGTGGTCCTGCGGCGCTGACATCAATCGTCTGCGTGACTGGAGCAACTGTGACGGTCTGATTATTCTGCGTGACCGTGACCGTCTGCTCGGTCTTGGTGACCGTTACGCTCATCGCGTCACCTCAGGCGAGACGTTCGCCGATCCCTCCA